ATGCTAGTAAAGTATCTGAAATCCATACTGTAAACTTTACAGTGGATTGGGGAGATTCTACCACAAGTACTTTAACTACACACACAGGAACAACCTTAAATTCTGTAAGTAAAACATACGGAACAACAGGAATTAAAACGATATCAATTTCATTGAGTACCCCTTGGTTAGATTTTAAATTGGAAAAACAGGTAACGGTACCATCAAATACAACAGTATCTGACCCATTGGGGACATTTAGTGGATTTACAATACCATATTCAACCGTTACAGGTCAGACATTGAACTACCTAAATAATTTAGAATACTCAACAACCGGAACCACAGGAAACACAACATTTAGTTATGCCGCTATCGGTAAGAGTAGAATCGATGAAAAGAAACTTTATGGTTCAAACACCTACTCAGGTGTAACCACGGGTACAACGTCAGGAATATCATATAGTGCTTATACTATCGATAATCTATATTATCGAGATTTCGAGGATGGAATCACCACAATAACAGGGAGTACTTCAGGTTTTACCAAAGAAGAAGTGATGAATTTCGCAATAACAAGAAACGAACATTTCTTAGGATTCATTGATGAACCCACAATATTCTCAGACATATTTGTTGAAAGAGGTAAACAGGGGGTATTAGAAAAAACCTTGAGATTGGGTGAAATTGATAATACAGGTGAATTAGATATCTACGGAAATGGATATTTTAATATAAGAAAACAATAAAATTTATATTTATTAATAAAAAATCATGGCAGTAGGTAGTTACGGAATTATAAGACCAGCGGATGTTTCTCCTGAAGATGTGGAAATCTATTACCACTATGTTTCAGGTAGAACAAGTGACGCAACTGCAACACTAAAAAGACTTAGCCCGAGTGACGTTTTAACTCCGGTTTTTCATAATGCAGATACCACCGACGACGCGGCGGCACCCGATGTTGAAATTTTGGGTGGTATGTACAATTTAAAATTGGCTTCAGGGGATTTCTCAGAATTAGGAATTTACACCCTACACATAAGACCAAAACAAATTCGTACAACAATTACCGATTGTGGTATTTTGGCTTCACTACCATCTGTTAGAGGATTGGTTATTGATTTGAGTAATGTACCGGCAGCGGACAGAAACAAATTTACCCCACAAGGATTGGTAGGATACAGAGTTGAATACATCAACACATCTGATAACAAAAAGATATCTAATTTTTATAGAGTGGTAACATCTTCTTTTTACTGTACTCCAATAGTTTCAAACTTAACAAGTACATCACAAAAAGCGGTTCGTTATCAATACAGTGAACAGGCAACAAATTTGATGTTTTTGACGGTAACACCTTCATCTGCACCATCAAACAAACCTAACACAGTTCCTTTTATCGGTACACCATCACAAAAAATTATTTTAACAAATACCTATTTCAATCCAACAACGATTGAGGTTGAGATGGTAGAACATGACGCAAGTACATTGGCACACGCACTGTACGGTAATCAAAGTAAAGCCGTTTCTCAGGGTATATACACAATTTACGATAACAATAATAACATATACAGACAGTACAATCTTTACGAGGTTAAGGATGAGTTTAATGAAACTCTATACGAAGTTCGTGAGGAAAGAACTGATATTGATGAAACATTAAACTTTGATACTATTACCGAATAATGGCGAGAAGAAAGGTACCAAGTCAAGCGGCTAGCGGAGCAGAAACATTTAGTGATAATTTAGTTGGAAGACAAATCACTACGGGTAGTCCTGCACTTGCCAATACAAGTTTTGATATTGATAAGACCATTCCTGAAAAAGATGCTAAATCATTCAGAAATAATCCATTTTCTGAGTTTCTAACTCTTGATAGTGTTAAGAAGGAAACCTCGGCGGTAACAACCACACAGTCATCGACATCGGGTGGTTCACAAAGAAAAAGTACAATTCGTTTTAAGAGTAATAAGAGGAACGCGGATAAATCTATGTTCGGTTCTTTAAAAGAAAGAATTTTAGTTTCAATTACTCGTATTATTAAAAAGTTCCCCGGAGCATTATCTATTGTTGCGGATACCCCAATTGGTAATAACCTTTTCTCGGCATATAACATATCACACGATTACAGTTTAAATCGTACAACTTTCTATGTTCAATTAAGTAAAATATTCAATCCATTTGATATTACTTTAGTTGAACCGAATAGTGTTATTAAACCAACAACAGAAAACGAACTTAGAAATTTATATTCATCTTATAACAAATACGTTTTAAACTTAAATAACGAAAGTTATCCGGTTATTCAATACAATGAACCAAACAGTGCAAATGAATTGGTTTTTGTTGTAATTGGAAATCCCTTCAGTGGTTCTACATCATATTCTAATGATTTCATTATTAGACCTAATGACGGTGTAGTTGAAGAATTTTTTAATGGTTTAGATGATGTTGAGGAATCTTTATTAAACAGAGAAACCACACCAATTTATACCTCAAGTTTTCAGGTACCACAAGAAAGTACCGACGGCTCAAGAACAACACTTCAAAATATTAGTTATTCGTGGCCAATATTGGTAGATGGTTGGAATATTCAAATCAGTGGACTTGATTACGAATCTTACATTCAAAATCTAAGTGACATTTCGGACCAAATTGATAACTACAAATCTAATCTTATGGTTAGATTTTTGGCTTCCCCTCAATTATTTGAATTTGATACGGAAGACAAGAGAACAGAAAGTGTCTTCCAATTATATGGTCAAAGTTTCGACTCAGTAAAAAAATATATTGACAACATCGCTTACATGAGAAATGTGAGTTACGATGGTGTAAATAACTTACCCGATATATTATTAAAGAATTTATCTGAAAACCTTGGTTTATCGACAACTAATCTATTTGATGAGAAGTCATTGGAGGATATGATGTACACTCGTTTGTCATCAACATATCAAGGAGTATCTACAGGATTTAATCAGGTTGAGGCGGAATATGAATTCTACAGAAGATTATTAGTAAATCTTGCATATATTTTTAAATCAAAAGGTACGAGAGCATCGGTAGAATTTTTCTTAAAATTTTTAGGGGCTCCTGAACCGTTGATTAAGATTAACGAATATGTTTACAAGGTAACATCGATGCCGTCAAGTTCTGATTTGGAACAAGACATCTATGACGTAATTGCCGGTGAGAAAACATACATAACAGCGAATTTCAATACAACGGGGTATACCTATACAACAACCGTTGCCACAGGAACCACCACATTTGATAGAGATGGTTTCCCTGTTGACCCTGATACTGGTTTACCAAGAAGAGCGTTTAGTGAAAGTAACGATATTTTCTTTGAAAAAGGTGCGGGGTGGTATGATATTACATTAGACCACCGTTCTCCGACGGTGTTGGATGATGAAAATTCTATATTAACAGGTAGAACCAAAACAATCAAAACAAAAAATAAATCTTACACATATGGTGAAGATTATTTTGATGTGTTTAGAACACTACCGGGTTTAGATACGGGTTATGGTTTACAAGCGGAAATCGACAATTTAAAAGCTCACGATGTTGAAGATGGTTCATCGTTGATATTGAATAGAAAAAATATCAATATTCATATTTCACCATCGAACTCAATTAACTATGATATTTTCAGAAAGAGTAGAGATTTAGAAATTTCTTTTGGTACAACAAATTTATTAGCACCTCAAACAGGAATTACATTTGCTCAATTTGTTGATAATTTCATACATAAAGTAATTAAGAATTCTCACACAATTAGATATAAAAAGAACTACATCGTTCTTGAAGATATCTACAGAGATTATATTTCACAAACCGGTTTTACACCATTTACATTTATCGATTCTGCGGAGTTTGTAAATAGAATCAGTCCTTATTGGGTACAGTTAGTAGAACAATTAGTTCCGGCAACAACATTATGGACTGGTGGTAATTTAATCGAAAACAATTTATTTGGAAGACCAAAATACCCTTATGTATTTGATTGTCAACCAATGGAGTTTATTGAGGATTTATATCCTGATTTTGAAACCGCAATCGAAGAAGACCTTGAAACATTACTTGGTGAAGAAACAAACTTTAGAGGATTAATCAATTTAACGGGTGTAACATATTACCCAATAATTGAGATTGATGGAATTGTATACGGTGGTCCTGATTATTCGGGATTAACCACAGGGATGACAGTTGTTGTTAGTGGTACCACAAATACCACAAATAGTGCACAACTGTTTAATCCATTCCCAATGACAGGATGTACGGATTTAACAAATAACGACCCAATTAATTTGGCTCTTATTTGTGATTACAAAGATTATTTAGAACCAGATATTGTTAAAATAAAACAATTATGGTTAACAGCATTAAGTAATTTAATTAATACAATTACGATTACGAGATATAGTGCCGGATATGAACCATATGCACCGTTTACCGGAGCGACGGGACATTCATACACAACTGAAACAGTACCGATGGTGAGTTATGAAATATTCACTAATGAAGATGGTGAGGAGATGATTAAATTCTCATCAATAAAGTACGGTATTGGTGATTGTTCTGTTAAAGATTACTTCGATTATCGTTTTGAAGCGGATTATAGAACAACAAAAATTAATGATAGATTAAGTGTTGAGGTTAGTGGTGACGGGGAATATTATTGTGAAGAACCGGAAAACTGTATCATGGTATCTGACATTTACATTGATGTCATTGGAGCACAATTCGGAGTTCAAAAAGGACACGAATGGCCGTTCTACATTTATGCAAATTGTACAAGTGGACACAGTCAAAATGCCGACGTATACATTGAAAAAGTTGCAGGGTACGATTGTAAATTTAAATTAACGGGCGTTACAGAATACGATGTGATTGATTTCAATATTGTTGATGCCGCTAACAATGAGGTTAAATTTAAAATTGAAGGATTACAAACAAAAGTTGAACACGACCCCTGTCCACTACCAAGCGGAAAAAGTCACACAGAAATATTTGTGATTAACGGTTACCAAGGTTCAACAGGAAATACCATTTCAACAACATCAGGAGTAACATTCTGTGACAATTACACAGGATATACAATACAACCAAAGGTTGAATATAAATCTAATTTTAATTACGGTTTAAAAGACAGTTCAATTGTATTAGTTGTTTCTTCGGGATTGGTGATTGATAGTACAACAACAAGTGATGATATTGAATCATACATTTTAGGTGGAACGATTACCGAAAAAACAGTTTATCAACTTCAAGTTGGTGAATACATTTTAAGTGCTGATTATCTACCGTGTTCAGGATTAACAAACCAACAATTCCAAAATGCATCTCAAGATGGATATTCATTTACATATGAATATTCAAAACTTTTGGTGACCGATAAAGAATGTTTGGGTTCAATTAAGAAAAGTATTATCACTGGTGAAACAACAACCGGTGACATCGAAGTATTTGAAGTTTTACCAACAACTCAATTACGAGTTTACACAAATAAATTCATCGAGGATTTTGGTGCGGTAACAAACGGAACATATCATTTTGATGATAGATTCCCTGAGGAATTACAAGTAAGACCTGAGAATTTTATTGAGCCGTGTTGTGACCACCCAAGTGAATTATATGACAAAGGAGATTTCCTAATCAACCAATATGGTTCCCCAATTGAAGTTTTAAGTGTTGATTTGAATTATTGTGACACGGGATTATATTTTAATCTTAATGTTGAAAAAGACGGTTCACCGTTAACGGATGAATTTATGGTTGTATTTGATGGTAACACAAATCATCAAATATTAATGAAACATCAGTATGATAAACATCCTAATATTGATTTCAATTTGGGACAATATTATATTGACCCTGTACATTGTCCGACAGTACCAACAGATGAGGATTTGGAAGAATCTCCATTTGAATGTGTACCGGGTGCAAGTCCGACACCAACTCCGACAAGTACACAAACCTCAACACCAACACCAACGGTTACCGCAACGAGTACACCTACTTCAACAAGTACGAATACTCCGACACAAACATTAACTAGTACACCAACAAATACACCTACTCAGACATTGACGGCAACGTCAACTAACACACCTACTAACACTCCGACGTTAACCGCTACAAGTACTCCGACATTAACAGAAACGGCAACACCTACTAATACTCCAACATTAACGGAAACTAGTACACCAACTAATACCGCAACGGTTGAGAGTACACCCACGTCAACTGAAACTCCTACTC